CTGACAGAGGGCGGCACCCGCCGTCGGATCCGGGTAGTGTTCAGGGTTCCGATACATCGGATGCGTCCTCCTTTGCTGCTTCTTTTTTTATCAGCGGCCTGCGCCGCGTGGCATTCTTCAGCCAGTCGTTCCCGCTGGGCTCGGTTCGGTCTACACGTTTATTCCGTCCGGCTCCGATCGGATTCGTCAGGCGGTACTCCTCGGCAGACCTGCACCCTTGCGATTCAGCTTCTGCCAGCGCCTTGCGGACATAGGCCCAGCTGTGCCCGCCCAGATCAGAACACTTCAGGATCACGGCAGAGACCAGTTCTGAACCCAGCCGATCCGCGTAGGCCATCAGCTCAGCTTTACTGGTGGCACTCAGCTTGCAGATACAGGATTCAAATTCATCCACTGCAGGATGGGTCGTCGTCCTCGTCCCGGCAGTCTCGCGCGCACGCGCAGACGACGATTGTTTTAATGGTTTCTTTGTTATATTTGTTAAGTTGTTGTCGGCAGCCTGTCGGTTGCCTGTCGCCTGACTGTCACTTTGCCTGTCAGCACCAACGAGCAAATTATAATTATTGATTGAAACAACGCTGTATTTTGGCCCGGTTCTGACTGTCACATAGCCTGTCGCCTGCAAGTGCTCCAAAGCAGTCCGAACATTCCGAATTGACAAATTCAGCTGTTTTGCCAGCTGAGATTGGCTTGTAACCAGTTCTCCGGGGTGGATGGTGATGCCCTGCCACTGCTTTTCCTGCCAGTTGGCCGTGAGCAGCAGATGAAAGAACAGGCGGGCGGTGTTGGGTTCGGTATACCATTCCCAGTCGATCAGACCGCGGGGAAATGCTACGAAGCCGCGTGTTGTGTCGATGCCCACAGCCCGACCTCCTTTCGTGTGAAATGCCCGTATAGCCGGATAGCACAGCTTGCGAGGTCAGAACGGCAGGTCGTCGGCATCATCGTTGATGAGGTCATACTCGGCAGAGGGGGCTGCTTCGGGTGCAGCAGTGCTGCGCGGTGCGTAATCCGCAAGAGCTTCACCGGGGTACATCTGCGCACCCTGAAGGTCTGCCGGGTTTGCTGCCGGTTCTGCAGGTTCCGGCGGAGGGCCGGGCTGTGCCATCAGGTCGATCATCTGCTGCAGCCAGCGGAATGTCACCAGCCCGCCGGGCTGAACATCATCCGCGTCCACATCGTAGTAGATCTTGCCGTTATACTCCCGCTCTTTCAGCTTTTGAGCAAAAACCGTGACCTGATCGCCTTTCTGCAGCATGCCATCCCACTGGTCAATGCCGTGCCAGAGGTTCACGCCCACAAAGAAGCTCTGCCATTTGCCGGATTCATCCTGTGTGCGGCTGGCTTTCAGGTCGAATTTCAGCACCCGCTTCTGCCCGGCATCCCGGAGCACCGGGTCTTTGGCGATCTCGCCGTGCAGCATGATGCCGTTCTTGGTCTGGACGATCATGCATCATCACCGCCAAACGGATCATCGGCGTTTTCCTCTGCAGAGGGTGCATTCGGGGCAGGGATCAGGGTGCCTGCCGTCTTGCGGTGACGGTGGGAGCCTGCGTAAGGATCCAGCACCGGCAGATCTTCAGGCGGCACCTCGCGGGCGGTGCTTTCAGCGTCCACACGCACCTCGCTCTCATCGTACAGAGCGCCAAAGGTAGACGGGAACGCTTCACGAAGGGCGTGCACCAGCGCTACCTTGCGGATCATGGTGGCCTTTTTGCCGTTCCAGAGGGATTTGCCGGTGTCATACTCGCTGAGCTTGACTTCCTCATAGCTGGCGCGGGTGCGGTCCTTGCGGTAGACCTTTGCCCAGCCGCCGAGAAGGGTCTCGCCGCCGTCTCCATCATAGACGATAGATCCCTCACGGTTCAGCAGCTGGCCATCTGCGGTCAGAACGATTACGCCAGCTTCAAAGCCGTCAAAGTTGGGGTTGCGCTCGGCCATCTGCAGATAGCAGTTCTTGCCCAGCACGATGGTGCTGGCGGTGTCATCGTTCTTGTTGTCGTAGTGAATCAGGTAAGCCTCTTTGGTAAAGGGGTTCAGCTTGTACTGCTTGCAGGTCTCCAGAAAGATCTTGCACTCGGTGTCGGTGGCTTTGTCGCAAATAAAACGCCGTACTTCGTCAAAACTGACGACGAGGTGCTGGCCATCGGCAGCAGTGATCTCCACCGGAACGGACGGGGATGCGGCCTGCATAGCAGTGCTGCCTGCACGGTTGGCGTTCTGGACGGAACGGTTTGCCAGAGCCTGTGCATTGGAAACGGACGAAGTAGGCGCGGGTGCGCCGGAACGAGTAAGTGCCATAAGTAAATACCTCCAAAATTATTTGATAGAACCATAGCGAAAACCGCGCTCTGCGGCTCCCTGCTTGAACCATGCGATATCCTCGCGGGTGAACTCTACCCAGAAACGATACTGCTTGCGGGCAGGAGCTTCCGGCTGGGCAGGTGCTGCAAAGCGCTGCAGCACTTCACAGTCCAGCCGTCCGGAAGCGGTGATAAAGGCGTTGCGTTGGGCGCTCTGTTCAGCTTCCGCCTTGAGCTGACGCTCTTCCTCAGTGGGAGGGATGATCACCGGTGCGGCTGCGCGGGCACGTTCTGCGGCCTGCCTTTCTGCTTCTGCGCGGCGCAGCTTTTCCCGGTTGTCCTGCAGGCGCAGGTGTTCGGCAAGCGCGGCGTTCAGATCCAGAACACGAAGATATCCCAGCTTGCAGGCTTCAGCATCTTCGCCGCAGGTGTCCTGAATGATTTTCAACTCTTTCCGCCGTGTTTCAACATCCCGGCGCAGCTCCCGGCTGGCCTTTGCCAGATCATAGGTTTTGTTCAGCCACTGGGGCACAAGCAGGCGGTCAAAGGGGATAAGCTCCCGCAGTTCTCCGATGCAGTCGGCATAGACAGCCCGCAGCGCATCCTGCTTATCCTGCCGCTCGGCTTCCTCCACAGCCTTGACCTGCTGGTCAATGGCACCGGAGACAGCCTTGCACTGACCCTGCATCTGCTTGGCACTCTGCAAGAACTCTTCCAACGGCTTCATGTAAAAAGCCTTGGCGCTGCGGGCGGCATCGCTGAGCTGCTTGTCCAGCTTGTTCACGGCGGCGCGGTCAGCCTTGGCATCCTTGATGGTGTCCGGGGTGTAGATGCGGCCGGTGTAGGCGGCCAGCATCTCGGTCAGATTCTGCTGCACCTCGGCTTCGTTCCACCGGATCGCGGGCAGTTCCGGGTGCTCCACCCGGACGGTCAATTCATTCGTCATTTTCGGGATCCTCCTGTTCTGCTTCCTGTTCGCGTGGCAAAAAGTAATAGTTGTCGGGCGGCTCAAGCGGCGGGCCGTAGCCGTCCAGCGCAAGATCATACATCGGGTTCATCAGCTGCACCTCCGTCATAATCTGCGGGCTGACGGCAGAGCAGGGAAGCTTCTTCCATGATGCTGTTCAGTGCGCCGCACAGGGTCTGGAAGGTGCTCTCCAGATCTTCACCGGTCAGGCGGGAATAGCTGCCTTTGCAGGTGTCCCATGCCGAACGGAACAGGCTGGCGCAGTAGTTGGCGGTCTCAAAATCGGCCTGTGTATTGTCATTGGCGCGGGCTTGGAGTGTGGCCAGCTGTTTGCGCAGGGCAGTGTTATCCTTGGCAAGTTCAGAATTCCGGGCATCTGCAAGGCCCCAGGCCTTTTCTGCTGCCAGACGGTCCAGTTCTTCCTCATCCCACTGGTGAGCCAGAGCTTTGGCCCGCCGGTCTACCTCTTCCTCATCCACCACGGCAGCGATGGGCTGCTTTTTCAGGGCCGCATTTTCTTCTTGCAGCTTATCCGCCCGGAGCTTTGCCGCTTCGGCCACCTGCCGGGAGCCGGAAAGCTGATTCTCAGCATCCTTGGCCCGGGCTTCGGCCTTGCTCTGCATCTTCCATGCTTCCTCTTCGCGGGCCTCGGCAGAGTCGGCGCGCTCTTTCAGCTGGGCGTTCTGCTCTTTCAGGCCGCTGATGTCGGCAAGAGCGGATTCGTAGCGGCTTTCTGCTTCTTCCCGCTTTTCCGTGTCCTTATGGGTCTGGGCTTCGGCGCTTTTCACCAGCTCCTTGAAATAGGCATTTTCCTTGCGGGCGTTCTGAGCGGACTTCTCGGCGGCATCGGCACGGTCTTTCTCCGCTTTGAGCTGGGCCATAAGCTCCTGATACTCTTTGTAAGTAGTGATGTCACCGGTAAAAACGGCTTGCTTGACCACCTCCGGGGTGCTGGGCTTGGCAGCGGCATACAGCAGTTTCAGGGGCTGTACGTCCAGAATGGACCTGCCTTCCAGCTGGATGTTGCCGAACTGTTCGGCAACCCTCACCATGTTTTCACCGGTGTCCCGGCTGATGCCGACGGCGGCACACCACTTGCCCCAGCTGCCCTGATAGTGGTTTGCGGTCAGGTCGTGGGCGTGCTTTGCGGCCATAATGCGGGCCATGTTACCGGTGATGAAGGTCTGCGCGTCCTGCAACAGCAGGGCGTTTGTCTGGTCGTCTGCGCCAAAATCAAATGTTACAGCTTCGGTAGCAGTCATAGACTGGACAGCAGGGGCCACAGAAGAACTGTCCGCATTCGCGGCAGGGGCCGATGAGTTCTTCGTAGGGGATGCTACGGGGGTCGACGTCTGACATTCGGGTTCCTCCTTCATCGGTTCGATGGGCGCGTTCCTGCAGGGCTTGGCCTCCCTGAGGGCCGTCAGCATCTGCTCCGGGAGCTCGTAGTCGTCCATGGGGATGAACTCGTCGCTGGTCAGAAACGCTTCCGGGGTCAGATGTTTTTCAGCGGCCTTGGCTTTGCCGAACTTCTGGGCCAGCAGATGGCTTTCCTTCCAGACCCGTGCGGATTCGTCCCAGCGCCAGAAGCGCCCACGGGTATAGGCGTAGTAAACATCGTTGCTGTTCTGGCTGATGATCATACCCGCACCTCCGTGCCCTTCAGGCGGTCCAGCATCTCGGCCTGCACATCCTTGCTCATGGGCTGGATGTTGTTGCCCTTCCAGCCGTAGCAGAGGATAGGGCCGTAGATATGCTGGCCGCGATAGATACGGTTCAGGTCTCTGCCCATGATGCCGTACACCAGCACTGCCGGGGTGCGTGGCAGGACTTTCTGCTCACAGGGGCACCGCAGCAGTGCTTCGATGCCCTGCAGCGTGTCCGGCAGGGTGGTGACTACCGGCTCTTTGCCCGGTTCGATCAAAATTCCTTTCATTGTAAAACCTCCGATTTTGTGATATCATCGGGGTGATGAAGTCGTTC